CATAAAACTTTAGGAAAATGGTCGCTTGTATCCCTATTGGCCCTCTGGTTTTATCTTCTGAGCGCGACCCTGGTCACCCTTACTCACAACTATCTTTAGTATGACAAATCCTAACGATGTAGGACTGTTATCTGACACTATTGATAACAAAGAGTTCGTTAAAAGCAAGAGATGTTACTATGAGATCAAACAGATATTTCTTGATTTTATACCTGAGACACATTTCCCCACTTATGAAGAGTGGGTTGAATTAGTTAATAAGGACGAACTACATCAACCAACTACTGTCGACTTCGTACCTGGAAGTCTCCCTAGAGCGGGAGCAGCCGTTGCTGGCTTTGCGGGCAAAGTTGGTATGGAAGCAATTAAAGCTTCCGGACTAAATGCGGACACTGCTGATAACGTTCTTAATTCAATGAGAAATGCAGCGGAAGCCAAAATTCGCCAACGTATAAATCAAACTAAATCTAAGATATTTGAATCGTTTAGCGATACTGGTGATGGTGGAACTAGCGAAACGAACTACTTAGGTGGTTCAAGATTTAATCCAACTGGATTATCTCAAACTTTAAAGCCTATCGATACTAGTTTTAGAACTGATATTGAATTTCAAGGGCAAACCCGTTATTGGCAAGACGGTGATGAAAATAGTGGACCTTTATTTATTAAAACTGGTGTTCCAGGTTTAATATCTAATAATGATGATGAAAATAGAGATCCCCAAATTTGGGATTTCGTTTCAGGTCCCTTAACTATGCAGTGGAACACCACTATTGCCAATAAAGTAACGTGGACAGGAAGAGTTAAAGATATAATGACTAAGGTGAAAATCTCAGATTATATCAACAGATGTTTATCTGTATGTTCTGTTTATTATTTCTGGAGAAGTATAATATCTTTTACTGATGATCCTAGAAACAGAAATGCAGGCATGGATGCAATACGAGATAGACTAACTCCTGATGATTACAATAACCTGTGGAATCTTAGACGAGAGATGATGCAATCTGCAATACCTCCGTTTATTCATGAGTTTTGCTTCTATATGTTTGGTACTTATCGACAGAACCATCTGCCGACTTCGCCAATCATGAAGATCATGCCTTTCCCTTTTGCTACTTCTACCGGTTCGTACTTTACTGGACAAGCTGCTATATTTAATGGTCAAACTTATGTTGATCAAGCACGTGGACACCTTAATCAATTAAAGGAATTTAACAACGTGTTATCAAAAGCGCTTGGAGATTGGGGTGGAATTGAGCCGTTCGAGTACACATCGTCACCTCGAGTGGATTTTAATTACACAACATTCTGGACTAACGCAAGTTATAGAGCTACAAATGATACTGGATACGTTGATTTACCAAGAATCCAGGAGCCTAATGACGAGTTAGTCTATAATATCCATACTGATGCGCCTGATGGTTGGATTTCGGCTCTAGTTTCACCTTTAGTCGTTAGTACTACTGCACATGGAGTAGGCCTTTTCCATTGTTGGCGTTTAAGCCCAGACGGATTAGCTGTATTTAGCGCGACGAGTACTTATGATACTAATAAGATAACTTCGTGCTTTATGTATAACGCAGATTCAACACCAGGTTTCTATCCTGTTGAAACAGCTCAAACTTATCAATGTCTTAGTGGTAATACCTATACTACTAAACTTACTGCTGGTACTTACCACGCTTTTCAAAAGTTTGGAACTGAACGTGTTATACTAACTTCAATTAATGCTTTACGACAAGCTAACTTCCAGATGCTTGATTTAATATACACACAGGATTTACGTAATATTGGTAAATCTAGTGGTATTAGACAAGGTAAATTAGTAACTGCTTCTGACGCTGATAAGAATCCTTACGGTGGAAGAAAGAGGGGCAAACGCAGAAATAAAAGCAAGTCCTCTAAGAAAGATGGAAGTATGAAGGAAGAGCTATAATTTAATATTCATTCATTTAAAGTAATATGCATACCTTTAATGATGACTGGACTTATGAAGAACTTATATCAGATCTTAATAAATCAGAAACTAATAAGCTGTCCATTATACTTTCACGTCTAGAGTTAGGAAATGACAAGGTCTTAATCACACCTGTTGGAGAACGGGTTGGACCTGAAGTTATATTCGCTGAGTGGAATAAAATATTCATGCGAAACTCTAATAAAATGAATGAAGTACTCATTGAAATCGAGCTCAACCAAAAGGAGAAGTTTGGACCTCGTTCTGTAGCTGCTCCTTGGTCTGAGATTAAAGCAAATACTTTGTCTACTTTTGATGTAGATGATCATAATTGTGATCATTTATCAGCTATTCCATATAAAAGTTCTGACAAAGGTATTCTAAGACCTATGTCTCTCTTAAATGTTTCTGAGAACATTAAGAAGAATACTAATGCTGGTCTACCAACACTTTCTAAGAAATGTAATGTTCTGCTCGCTACACTAGATAATCTTCGCGATGAGTACGAGGCTAATTACCCTATGGTGCCTTTCATTCGTACACAGGAACAAGGCAAAACTCGTGTTATTATGGGCTATCCTTTTAGTGATATCATTATGGAGACACTATATTTTGAGCCATTGTTCAATTACTTTAGAAAGTTTGATCAGTTTGCTGCGATGAGAGGTCCCGAAGACGTGAATACAGCCATGACTCGTTTGCTTTTCGAGACAGTTAGGTTGGGACAAAAGTGTGTTTCCGGAGATATTTCAGGATTTGATAAAGATTTTGGACCTTCGCTTCAAGACAACACGTTTCGGAAAATGTCTTATTTAATTCAGGAGCGATATATAGCTGATTTTCAAGTTATAGCTCACCGTTTTGGAAATAAAGGTCTCGTCACTCCAGAAGGCGTGATTAATGGTCAACACGGTTTACCATCCGGGTCCAGAGGTACTAATCTTGTCGGTAGTGTAGGCAATGACAGTGTGAATGGTCAACCCTTACGTCAGATTTTAGGTGATGACTTCGCTTGTGCGAGTGATGACCCAAATGAACTTTTCGACAGGTACGAAAGGTGTGGCATGGAATTAAACAAAGATAAGACAAAGATATCAGATGGGTATTATCTGTATCTGCAAATGCTATTTCATCCTGATTACCAAAGAAATGGTGAGATCGTAGGAGTTTATCCAACATGGAGGGCTCTTAACAGGTTAATTTATCCTGAACGATTCTCTGAGTTCAATACATTCGATTTGGACGGCAAGAGTTATTTTGCTATACGCAGTCTGAGTATTTTGGAGAACTGCAAGTATCACCCCTTATTCGAAGAGCTCATTAAATTCTGGTTGCGTTTTGAGAAATACGCATTACCCACAAATAACGGTATCCGAAAGTATGCTCAGTACTTGAAAGCTACCACTGGATCCACTGGGACAACTAACCAGTACGGCGACGATGTGAGAGGAATGACCAACTTTCATTCGTATAAGCTAATTGCTAAGTTGATATAGGAGCCAGGTCAAAGTGTGATGCTTT